CGCCCGCCGCGCCAGCGCCTTGGCGAAGGCGACGGCGCGTTCCTCGTCCGAGGCCTCCTCGGGCACGGCCTCGACAGCCGGATCGCTGCGGGTCGCCACCATCAGCGCGGTGGTCAGCGGGCGCAGCTGCACCCGCACCCCTGGGGCGAGGTCATGCCAGCGGGGCGTGTTGGTCAGGTCGAGCGTCAGCATCAATAGGTCTCCACATCGTTCACGAGGGTGGCGGTGCACATCCGGCCGACCACGCTGTCGCGGGCGGCCTGCCAGTCGAAGGTCGCCTGCACGCCCTGCGGCCCGGAAATCTCGATGCGGGGACGCGGCAGGTAGACGGCGTGCACGGTGAAGGTGAAGCTCTCGCCCGAAGGCAGGACGTAGGCGAATTCCATCTCGCAGGGATCGCCGTTGATGGCCTGCGTCACCAGCGTCTGGTCGGCGAAGCGGACCTCGATCCGACCGGTCAGCGCGGCGATGGACGGGTCCGCCCCGTCGATGCGGCCGTCCGAGCGGATCGTCTCGATCCGGTCGAGGTTGTTGGCATAGGTGATCTCGGCCGAGACCACGTTGCCGAGCGCTGTGCCGTTGCGTCTGATCGCCCCGTTGAAATGTCCGAAGCGCTTCAGCTCCAGCGCGGCGGGCGTTCCGGCACTGGTCGTCGTGCCCACCGTCTCGCCCTGCGCCACCAGCCGCGCCGTTGCGGTCAGGAGCCCCGAGCGCTGCATCTGCCAGGTGATCTGGTCGAGAACGCAGCCGGAATACATCGCATAGCGCGGCACCTCGGGCATGCCGGTCTCGATCGACATCGAGGGCAGCGTCCAGGACCCCGACTGGAACTCGTGGGTGTACGGGGCCTCCGCGCCCGTGGTCGTGGGCGTGCTGAAGGCGGCCTTCAGCCAGAACCCGAAGGCCTCGGCGTCGAGCGGGACCACGACATCGCCATCGGCCGTCACCGCATCCTTGATCGGCGCGAGCGGATCGCGGCCGTAGCCGAGCAGCTCCGAGTTCAACAGCGGCTGCTCGGCGCCGAGCGAGGTGCTGGCGAAGGGCATGCGGGTGAAGCCGCCGGCGGGCGGCGTTCCATATGTTGTCTCGAACGCAAGCGCCATCAGCGCCCGCGCCCCCTGGGCTCGTGCCATGGTGTTCTCCTCGGGTTATCGGGATCAGCCGAGCGGATCGGCCGTGGAATAGTGCAGCACGACCGGGATGACGGCGGCCTTCAGACTGGCCGCGCCCTCGACCGGCAGATCGACCGGGCGCGGAGCTTCCGCCTCGACCCAGTCACAGAGTCCGCCCAGCGTACGGTCGGTTGCGAGCGCCGTGCCGATGCTGGCGGTCAGCGTGTCGAAGGCAGCGTCACGATCGGAACCCTGCACGACCGCCTCGATCTCAGCCCGGTGCTGGTAGTGGTAGGCCAGCGGCGACAGCGTCACCTCGGGCTCCCCCGGCTCGCCGTCCCGCAGGATCAGAAGGCCCTCGACCGGCACGCGTTCGGGCAACACCTCGCCGCGGAGCGCTTTGGGGGGCAACGCCGAGAGCCGCGCGTGCAGCGCGGCGAGGATGGTTTCGCGGGGAGTGGGCATCTTGGAAAGCCGTTCGCTTACAGATACTTCATTGACCGTCAGCGGAGGATCGAGATTGCAGCCTGTTCTTTACCCGAAATACCGACATGTAATTGAGTCACGCGGCGCTTCGGCTTCAAGTGATCCGGCACTTGTGGTGGATCAAAGAGGACGAGATACCGTATTCTACATGCCATTCGAGTACGTAAATGGGCGCGCCAGAATTGTGATCGTCGGCATTACGCCGGGACCGAACCAAATGCTGCTCGCATACGATGAAGTGAAGGCGCTGTCCTCGAGAGGAATGAACGAGGATCAGATCCTGTATCGGGTGAAGAGCCTCGCGGCGTTTGGGGATGAATCGATGCGCCCCAACCTTGTGAAGATGCTCAATGCAACGAAGATCAACCAGTTGCTGGGAATCCGAGACGCGGGTGAGCTGTGGTCAACTTCGTACGATGCACTCCATGCCACCTCCGTCATTCCGCATGCCGCGTTCAGGAACGGGAAGATGTTCGCTGGCAGCTTTGACCAAGTTCTACGATCCGAGGCCTTCGCTGCCGGATTCCAAAGGGATTTCCTGCCATCCTTGAAAGCCTTGCCACATAACGCCTTCTTCCTTGCGCTTGGGCCTACGCCCCTTGAAGCGCTCCAATGGTGCGTCGCGCAGGGGCATATTCAGGAGGAACAACTTCTCGGAGCACTCGCGCATCCCTCACGATCCAGCGGAAGCCAAGTCGACATCTATCTAGGCCTGAAGGATCCGCAGGATCTGAACCCGAAGGATCCAGTCCGTTATCGCGTCGACTGGCTGCAACTCGCATCACAGTCGTTGAGACAGAAGCTTCGGAAACTCGCTCGGTAGGCACGTGCCAAGGAACTTGCTCGTTGAAGTTTCCTACAGCTTCCCCTCCACCCAGTTCGCCACGATCAAACCCGGCACACCGTCCACTGCGCGCTCCGCATCCCGCGCCAGGTCCAGCCGCTTCGGCAGCTTCACCTGCGGCACCAGCAGGAAGATCGGCGCGGTGACCTTGCCGCGGCCGGTCTTCGACCGCGACACGACCGCTTGACCCTTCGTATTCAACCGTCCTTCCGCCACCAGCAAGCTCGGGCCCGTGCGGCGATAGACGAAGCGCAGGCGCAGCCCGCGCCGTCGTTCCCATTCGCCGGGCGTGATGCGGCCGCCGCGCAGGGATTTGCCAGCAGCTGGCAGCGGGATCGCCAGCCAGAACCCGTCTTTCGAGCGGATCAGCGGGCCGGTGTCATGCGCGCCGACGATGACCGGCGCTTTCGACCAGACCAGCGCCGCGGCGTCGAGGCTCTCGCCCGACCTCGGGAAGTTCTGGCTGCGGATCGAGTTGGCGAGCCGGGGGCCGAGCCCCGCGCCGGTGATCTGCAACCGCCAGGCCGACTTCAGCCCGGACCCGGCCTCGCGCATGGCGGCCGTCACCGCGCGTTCGCCCGCCGCGACCTCGGCCGCCATCATCGCGACGATGTCGGGATCGATGTCGAGCTTCAGCTTCATCACGGTCACGCCGGGCGCAGATCGACGGTCCAGACCAGCCGCTCGCGGTCGCGGACGGGCTCGCCCTGGATGAGGAAGGCGTCGCCGTCGATCTCGATGCGGTCACCGGGGCGCGGGTTCGCCACCTCGGCCACGCGCAGATCGATCCGCGTGGTCTCGGACCAGAGTCGCGCATCGCCGAAGTCGGTGATCGCGTCCGCACGCCGGGCGACGGCGCGCACCAGCACGGGCGCGCCGCCGTCGGCGATGTAGACCGCGTCCCGACCGACGTTCGGATCGGCGAAGAGCGCGCCCACGGCGGCGGCAAACGCGCTCATAAGAACGCCGCGTTCAGGCGGACCCGGCCGATGGTGTCACCCGCGCCGCTCGCCACCGCCTCGATGGCCACGCCGATGAGGGTGTTGTCGGTGGCCACGGTTGTGCAGCGCTTGTTGGTGTCGTCCCAGTAGACCTTGGCGCCGACGGTCCAGGCCTGCGAGCCGACCTTGGTGATGTCGAAGACGCCGACAAGCGCGGTCTCGACGGGCTCGCCGAGCGCGGCGGCGCCCGAGGCGATGCCGAAGATCGAGCCGACGAGCAGGCCATCGCCGGAGGCGACGGCATAGGGCGCGGTCAGGGTGATGGTGTTGCCGGGCTGGACGAAGTTTTTCATGGGGAGGATCCTCGTGGAAAGACGAAGGGCGGCCCGTCAGTACCGCCCGTGTGTCAGGGTTCAGCATGGGGTGCGGGTTATGCGCCGGGGTTCTTGTAGAGGCCGCGCCAGTCGATGGCCTTTGCGCCGAAGTCGAGGCGGCACTTGATCTCGACGCCGTCGACGTCGAAGCCGTTGCGGGTCTCGATGTAGGCGCCCTGCTGGCCCTCGAGATAGGCGTACTCGATCGTGTCGATCTGGTTCGGGCTGGCCGCCAGATACCAGGCGGTCTCGCTGGCGGCGTCGAGGCGCGGCTCGCTGATCGGCGCGAGGGTGCGGATCGACTGCGGCACCACGCTGGACGTCGCGGCGGGCACGAGGTTCTGCGCGACCA